AAGTAGCGTCTTGTTCCCAAGTGTTATTGACTTCAATGACTCTACAGGCGTTAATAACTTTAGAGTTAAATTTGGCGATGATGATGATTTGCAAATATTCCATGATGCAACAAACTCATTTATTCAGCAACAAGGTACTGGCGATTTAATCATTAACACTATCACTGACTTGGATGTTTTACAAATAGATGGAACAGATGCTGGTGGTGCAAACGCAGGCGATCAGATTCTTTTGGAAGATGGTTACATCGTTCTTTTAGAATCTCATGTGGAAGGTGATGATAATAATGTTCACCTTGCATTTAACAATTCAAACAAATTATCTGTTTTCTCTGGTGGTGTAAACATAACTGGAGATGCAACAGTAAGTGAAGAAATGACTGTCACACAAGACTTGAAACTTGGTTCTGGTATCGTAGATTCTACAGGAACAATGACAGGAAAACTAACACTCCCAGCTGTTGGTGGGAACATTGCAACAGAAGGGTTTGGTATTGCTCTTGCGGTTGCGCTTGGTTAATGATTATAAATAGGATAAAAGGAAAAGAATAGAATGGCAAACAATTTCAAAAATGCTTTTGCAACAAGTGTTAGTACGAACTCTGCTTCGCCAACTGATGTCTATACTGCAAATAATGGTTCTGCCGTCAATTCAATTCTTATTGAACTTGATATTGCAAACACAGGAACATCCGCCTCAACTGTAACAGTTCTGATATATGATAGTAGTGCAGCTGCGTCCTATCATATTGTAAAGAATGCACCAGTTCCAGTTGGATCAGCACTGAAGGTTGTATCAGGTCAGAAGATTGTTTTGAACGGTGACGATAAGGTGCAAGTATATGCTTCGGCGGCAACTACAGATGTTGTTGCATCAATTCTAGAAGATGTTACATAAGGGGTAAAATATGTCCAACTATATTGGTGTACCACATTTAAATAGGATTTCCCCTTCATTTGTAAAAGAGGACTTTCTTGGTTCAGACTTGAGCAACATTACTGTTGGTTCAGTAACATACACAAATGCGTATGAATTGTCAATAGACATTCCTGGCTCAAACACAGAGAACTTACTTGTGGTTTTGGATAACGTAATTCAAGAACCAGAAGTTGCTTATGTAATTCACGAGAATGCAAGTCAGCAACCAAGAATTTTAGAATTCCAAGGATCAGTCGCTTCGACTGCTTCTATCTATGTGGTGCATAGAGGTGTTGGTTCATTTCAAATGAAACCACCAACAGGTTCAGTTGGTGCAAACGAACTTGCTTCAAACCTTACATCATTTACCACAGATGTTTACACTGGCGATGCATCAACAGTTGCATTCACTCTTTCAGAGACACCAACTGTAGCAAACTCTGTAATGGTTTTCGTTGATGGTATTCTTCAGAAGTCATCAACCAACTACACCATTTCTGGAAACACACTTACATTTACCTCAGCCCCAGATGCGAGTGCTGAGATTGAAGCGAAACACTTTGGTGTTCGTGGAGTAATTCGTAGAAGTACAGATTGGCAATATGAGACATTCACTGGTGATGGTTCAACTGTTGCATTTAGTTTAAGTAACTCTGGTGTTACTGCAAACAATGCTTTCATTTTCTATAACGGTATTGCTTTGAAACCAACAACAGACTATGGTATTAGTGGAAACACATTAACACTTACATTTGCACCAGTTAATCTATCAGAAATCATGGCGAGGTATCAACTATAATGGCTAGTAATTCAAAAAATCTTGCTGAACTTTTAAACAGTGATGTAACCCTCACTGCAACTGATATTGCTAACGGTGCAGTAACAACAGACAAAATTGCTGATGGTGCTGTTACAGCTGTAAAAACTACTAGTGTAGGTAAAGCAAAAAATTTATTTTATAATGGTGCTATGCAAATTGCTCAAAGAACGACTTCTGCTGTAACAGTTTCAGATAATTCAAATGAAGGATACTCTACTGTAGATAGATGGAAAATTGATTTTGGTAGTGCAATGGGTGGAGCTCTTGTTGCAGAACCAGTTGGTTCTCCTGCTGGCAACAGTGAATTTGAAAGATCCTTGAAATTATCATGTTCTACTGTTAATGGCGGTTCAATGGCTTCTGGAAGCACGAGATTCCTATCTGTTGCACAATATCTTGAAGGAAAAGATTTGCAACATTTAGCATACGGAACAAGTGATGCAAAAGATACTACATACTCATTTTGGGTATATACTAATAAAACTGGACGCTATGGATTTTCTGTAATTTCACAAGATAGCTCTAGCGGATTTGATGTTTGGGGTTCATATTTTGATGTAACTACAGCAAATACTTGGCAAAAAGTTACATTCACTGTGCCAGGAAATACCTCAGCAGATATTATTAATACAGTAACATATGGACTTTTGGTAGATATCTATCTTGCTATTGCCGCCAATAGAGCAGGGGTAACAAATGCAACTTGGCAGGGCTATAGCACTGCCAGAGTGCCAGGCGTTTATACAGATTATGTTGATTTCCTTGATAATACATCAAATGTTTTTTATGTCACTGGAATTCAATTAGAGACTGGCAGCCAAGCTACAGATTTTGAACATAGAAGGTACGGAGAAGAGCTTTCGCTCTGCCAAAGATATTATTTCAAATCTGGATCACAGTGGATGAGTGGACAAAGTTATGGAACGAACAACAGTCAGGATGGTCTAATTATGCCAATATATTGGCCAACAACAATGAGAGCAAACCCATCTGTATCATTCAGTGGTGGTAGTGACGGCCTCAGCGGTGCCGCATTGTATACTGCATGGGTTGAAGAAGAGGGTATGTCAGTTAATTTGAGATCTACCAATGCTTACACTAGTGTGTGGTGGTCAGGGTTCACTGTTACAGCAGATTCGGAGTTATAACAATGAATGAAATGAATATTGCAAATGCAAGATATGATGTTGATAGAGATGGCAATAATGTAACTATTATTGCTACTATTGGTGGGGTAAAAATGCATATATCAATTCCCTCAGAAGGCAACCGTCACTATGATGAAATCATGCGCCGAGTGGAAGCTGGTACATTAACCATTGCAGATGCAGAATAAATAAGAGTATGGAAAACAAAGGTAAAAACTAATGGCAGATTATATTGGAGCAACACCTTCCTACGGTGTATTTGACAGACAGGTTATAACTGGTGATGGTTCTACTGTTGCCTTCAACCTTGATCACATGGCCACTCCAACTGCATTGTTGGTGGTGTTGGATGGTGTTGTCCAAGAACCAGAGTATTCTTATTCAACTTCGATTACATCTGGACAGGCACAAATCACATTCTCAGAAGCACCAGATGTTTCTGCACGAGTTTCAATTGTATACTTAGGTAACGAACTTCTTACTGCAACTGCTGCTACATCAGAAACATACATTGACGAATTCAATGGAGATGGTTCTACAGTTGCATTCACATTGACAAGAACACCAGCGGCAAACAATGCTGCAAACTATGCTGTGTTCGTTGATAATGTGTATCAAAGGTATGGTGCATCATACTCGTACACTGTAACAGGTGATGTACTGACATTTACAGGAGCTCCTGCTTCTGGAACAAATAACATTCAGGTTATACAACTAAATGGGGTTAACACACTAAATACTGTTGCAAATGGTTCAATCAGTAGAGTTAAATTGGACTTCGATCCAGAAGATGATGCAACTGCCCTTGCAATTGCTTTAGGATAAACATAGGAAAACAAAATGGCGAACACTTTTAAAAATGCGGCCCTTGCTAATGTGAACAACGCAGCGTATGACACTTTGTATACTGCGCCTGCGTCTACACAAGTAGTTGTCCTTGGACTTGCTATCGCAAATAAAACTTCTGCGGCAGTTACAGTCAAAGTACAATTCGGTGATACATCTGCAAGTACCACACATCAATTACTAGAAGATGTAAGTATCCCAGCGAATACTACATTGGAAACTCTCGCTGGACAAAAATATATTTTAGAGGCAACTGATACTCTTAAAGTTCAAGCTGGTACTGCTTCTGCACTGGATGTAGTATTGGGTATTATGGAAAAAACCTAAGAGGATAATATAACATGCCATTTATAGGAAATAATTCTGTCAGTGGATTTGGTACAAATATCACAAAACAAGATTTTACACCAGACGGATCCACAACTGTATTTACACTCAATCGTTCAGTTGGTTCAACTAACGATGTAGCTGTGTTTGTAGGTAATGTTCGCCAAGAACCTACAGACGCTTATTCTGTGAGTGGAAACAGTTTGACAATGACTGCTGCGCCTGCATCTGGTGTGAACTTCTATGTTCTCTTTATTGCTGGACTTCATAGGAGTTCAACAGTACCAACCACAGATTCGGTTCAGAGAAGTGCATTGTCTTTCGATGTTGGTGCATTTAAAGGAAACCCAAACAG